CCGACAAGTTCAACAACCAGTACGACAGCGGCACTTATACCCTGACGTACTACTTCGCGGGGGCGAGTGCGGCGCCTGTGAGCCTGGCGGCGGTCCCGAGTGCCGTTACTACTGCGGGTCAGGGCTGGATTACGACCTTCGATGCCGCGAATTCGGCCAAAATGGTGCCGGGCCTCTATAGCTGGCAGGCCGTGCTCACCGGGACGCCGGCGATATTCACCGGGAGCATCTCAGGCACCGCCCTGACGGTCACAGTCCTTCCGACCGCCGGCACCATTGCGGTAGGGGCGGTCCTGACCGGAGCCGGGATCACCGCTGGGACCAAGATCGTCTCGGGCGCTGGAACCAGCTGGGTGGTGAGTCCTTCCCAGACCGTCGGCAGCGAGCAGATCACTGCAATGCTCGCCGCCCGCATCGTGCCGAGCTATGGCCGCATGACGGTCGACCCAGACTTTGCGGCCATTACGGGGCAGTACGACGGGCGCACGGTTATGCAGATCGGCCTTGCGAATGCCGAGGCTGCGCTGATCGTGTTCCAGAACTCCGGCGGACGGGTCAAGCACTACGAGATCGCTGGTAGGCAGATGACCTTCCAGGACGATAAGGAAATCCGCGATCTATGCGACTGGTTCCGCGGGCGCGTAGAGGCCGAGAAGCAGGAACAGTCGGGCGGCGACCGCCGAAACATCCGCATCGGATTCTCGCCGCCGAGCAGCGGTGTACCTGCGGCCTCATCCCGCAACTGGCCGTGGTGGTAAATGGCAGCGTTTGACAAATTCCTAGGCTGGCTGCACGAAGTCACGGCGCCGCGATCAGAGCGCAGCACCTCGCGTGCCGTTGCGGCATTCCCAGGCAGCTCGCGTATGTATGCGGCTGCGGTTCCGAACCGCTTCAATCAGGGCTTCCCGAGCTTCAATACCTCGGAGGACCTGGAGCTAGTCAGCTCGCTCCGTAACCTCCGCGCGCGCAGCCGCATTCTCGTGCGCGATGCAGGCTACGCGAAATCCGCGCGCCGCATCATCGTGAACAACGTGATCGGCACCGGCGTGCGGATGCAGCCCGCGATCAAGACAACGCGCGGTACGTATAACGATCGCATGAACGATGCGATTCAGGACGTGTGGGCCGAGTGGATGCATGCGCCGAACTGCCACACGGGCGGCTCGCTGCATTTCCACGATCTTGAGCGGATGTGCATGGGGCAGGTGTTCGATGCGGGGGAGATATTCCTGCGCATTCACCGCCAGAAATTCGGCAACAGCGCTGTGCCCCTTGCGCTTGAGGTAGTGGAGCCTGAGCGCATCGTGGATGGCTACGCCTATCCGGGCGCAGTGTCGCCAATGTCTGGCGGCGTGCGCATGGGCATCGAGACAGACAAGTTCAAGAAGCCGATCGCCTACTGGATCAGAGACCTGCATCCCGGGGACATACGGCTGAATCTTGAGGAATCCGACAAGGTGACGCGAGTGGATGCCGCCGACGTCATCCACATCTATGTGATTGATCGCTGGCCGCAGACGCGTGGCGTGCCGTGGTTGCATGCGGCTGCAGGCAAGCTGCAGGACATCAACGGCTATAGCGAAGCGGAGATCATCGCCGCTCGCGGAGGCGCTAACTACCTTGGCGTCATCGAGACGCCTGAGAGTGCCGCCACCTTCGCCGAACAGGCGCCCGACAACACCTTTCAGGTGAATCTCGAGCCGGGCCTGATGATGAAGGCGAACCCAGGCGAAAAGATCAATTGGCTGAAGCCTGACCGCCCGAATAGCGCGATGGATCCCTTCATGCGCTACATGCTGCGCGAGATCGCAGCTGCGGTGGGCGTGAGCTACGAGGCGCTTGCGCACGATTACAGCCAGGGCAGCTATAGCAGCATGCGCGTGGCCATGCTCGATGAGCGCGACGTATGGCGCACGCTTCAGTCGTGGTGGATCCGTTCATTCCGCCATCGCCTGCACAAAGAATTCATGCGCATGGCGATGCTGGCCGGCGCAATCCCCGAGATTGATCTGCAAGCCTACGGCGCCGAGCCGCAGAAGTTCGAGCAGGTCAACTTCCGGCCCCGCGGCTGGAGCTGGGTCGACCCGACGAAGGAAGTGCAGGCATACAAAGACGCCATCAAGGGCGGCCTGCGCACCGTGAGCGATGTGATCGAAGAGACAGGCGGCGGCCGAGACCTTGAGGACTTCATCAAAGAGCGCCGCGCCGAGCTCGACTATATGGGCGAGGAACAGCTGGTGTTCGATACCGACCCGCGCGTGTACGTGCCGGCCGAGACTCGCGGCCAGATCATCGTGGACGATGACGGCGACGTGATACCGGCCGCCGAACTTGCCGCACAGGCCGCAGCAGCTGCAGGCGGCGCGCCTGGCACTGCCGCAGCGCCATCCGCAGGCGCTGCAACTGAGAAAACTACCGAGGCCGACGAGCCCGAGGGCGCTGAAGGCGAGGACGAAGGCGAGCGCAAGGCGCGCGTCCTGAGCTTCATCCGCCGCAACCGAGGAGTGTGATTCCCATGCCGACCCCAAAAGCCGGCGAATCTCAGCAGAGCTGGATGAGTCGCTGCATCCCGCAGGTGAAGGCAGACAAGACGGCGAAGGATCAGAAACAGGCGGTCGCGATCTGCCTGAGCATGTGGAAGAAACGCAGTGAGGATGAGGAAATGGCTGGCGATAACGATTTCTACTACGACGAGGAAGCCCGCGAGGCCACGCTGATCCTCTCAAACGGGCGGCAGTTCAAGCTCTCGAATGTCACGAAGGAGCGCGCCGAGGCATTCGTCAAGCGCTACCGCGCCGAGGCTGCTGCGATGGCCGCTCGCGGGATGCCAGGTGACCCGCTGTCCTTCCAGGGGCCGGCCGGGACGGTCGTGCGATGAGCGCCAAGGAACGCACGCGCAAACTGTCATTCAGTAGCGAGCAGGCCGTTGTCCCGCGCTGGTTCGGTGGCGAGATCCTTGACCATTCTCCGCAGTCGGTGCGCCTCGACTTCATCAATTCCGGGCGCGCGCCGCTCTTGGTGAATCACGACACGAACGCTCAGCCGATCGGCGTGATCGAGGCCGGGAGCGTCAAGATCGGCAAGGACAAGATCGGGCGCGCCGAGGCGCGCTTCGGTAAGACAGGCAGCGCAGTCGATGCGCTCACTAACGTGGATGACGGGATCTTCGCCAATACCTCCGTTGGGTATCGCGTTCATGAGATGAAGTTCGACAGCGAGAACGCAGACGGCGAGGAAACATTTCGGGTTGTTGATTGGGAGCCGCACGAAGTCAGTCTCGTCGGTGTCCCTGCGGACCGGTCCGTTGGGATCGGGCGCGGTAACGAGACTGACGATGCAAATTCTTCTACCAGGAGTCTTCAGATGTCAGATGCGAATGCCGGTGCGGCGGGCAATGCGGCCGCGAACAATGGGGCTGCGGCCGAGGCGGCACGTAGCGCTGCGGCTGCTGGGAATGGCAACGGGGAAGCGCGCGTCGAAGTGACGCGGCATGAGGGCAAGAGCGCGGCGATGCTCGAGTCGCAGCGCGTGGATGTCATCAAAATGTGGTGCAAGGACCACAAGATGGACGAGCGCCTCGAGCGCCAGTGGATCACCTCCGGCGCCTCGGTCGAGACGGTGGCGAGCGAAGTGCTGCGGATCGTGCAGAAGCGCGGCGAAGTCGCCCCGCAGAGCGCCGCGGCTATCGGCCTGAGCGAGCAGGAAGCCAAGCGCTTCAGCGTCGTGCGAGCGATTCGTGCGATCGCCGATGACGATTGGAAGAATGCTGGCTTCGAGGCAGAGTGCTCGCGCACGATCGCCCAGAAGCTCGGCAAGCTTCCGGACGCGAAGAAGTTCTTCGTGCCTTACGAGGTGCAGCAGCGCCAGATCGACCGCCGCAACATCGAGCAGCATGCGCGCAGCAATATGACTGGCGCGCGTGACAACAGCATGACCCGCGCCGATGTCGTCGGCACGACCACGGCTGGCGGCTACCTGGTTGAGACGATCAACCTGTCCTTCATCGAGCTGCTGCGCAACCGCACGGTGGCCTTCCGGCTCGGCGCGACAGTGCTCTCGGGACTCGTCGGCAACGTGAACATTCCGAAGCAGACCGGCGCCGCGACGGCGTTCTGGCTCTCCTCGGAAACCACAACCATCACCGAGGTCGAGCAGACCTTCGGGCAGCTCGGCTTCAGCCCGCACACTGTCGGTGGTTACACGGAAATCAGCCGCCTGCTGCTGCTGCAGTCCTCGCCCGATGTGGAAGGCATCGTCAACGCGGATCTCGCGGCAATCGTGGGCATCGCACTCGACGCGGGCGTGATCAACGGCTCAGGATCCGCTGGCCAGCCGCACGGCATCGTCGGCCTCTCCGGCGTCGGCACGGGCAGCGTGGCATCCACCACGCTCTCGACGCTGACGACGGTGCAGGGCACGGTCGGTGCCGCGAATGTCGTGCCGGTGCGCGGCGGATGGGCCACCACCTTCACGGTGAGTGCGGCTCTGCGCAGCCGTAACGAGTTCGCCAATACCTACAGCCCGCTGTGGTACGGCTCGGTATGGGAAGGCATGATGCTCGGATATCCCGGCATCGCATCGAACCAGATCCCGAGCGGCGACTTGTTCTTCGGCGACTGGGCGCAGGTCGTGGTGGCCGAGTGGGGCGTGCTCGAGGTCGAAGTCAATCCGTACGCGAACTTCCAGGCCGGCATCATCGGCGTCCGCGCCATGATGACGGTGGACGTCGGCGTGCGGTATCCGGCCGCGTTCTACGTCGGCACCAGCTTCAGCTAACCCGCAGGAGAGACGATGCCAGTCACACAGGACAGCTTCCGCGATCCGCGGAGGATGTACAGAGTGCGGGTTATCTCCCCGTTTTTCATAACGGGCCGCAAGGAGCCAACGACGGTCGGGGAAGTGGTTGAGCTTCCCCGCTCGACGGCGGCTGAGATAATCCACTCGAACAAGGGCGAGCTCGCCGATAACCCAAGCCCGCAGAACGGGCCGATTCTTCGCGCGACGCCGCCACCGCCCCCCACCCCGCAACCGCCGGCTGAGCCCGTTGCTGCTGCGAAATCGACAGGTAAGGAGAAGTCATGAGCAATTTCGAGAAGCCGGCCCGCGTTGGCTGGGTGCATCCGAAGAACGCGACGGGTCCGAACGCCAAGGAAGCCGCCCTCGAGGCTGGCGCCGGTAACATCACCGACAATCCTCCGGGATTCGAGGAAGTGTCGAATCCGCGGCCGAGCATCAGTCAGGCGGACTATCCGGCGCCGCGGGATGATGGCGCCATGGCCGATGCGAAGACGGCGGGCAACTACGAGGGCATCACGCCCCCGTACGCGCCACTCCCGATTCCTGCCGGCGGCAAGCCGCCAGGGCAGAAAGAGGAGTAAGTCGCCGTGACAGACGCAAGATTGCTGGACGACGTGCAGGCCGTCTGCCTCTTGGCAGCGGTTAGCGCGGCGAACACGGCCGCGGCAACCTCGGGCACTGGCCTGTGGCTCGACGTGTCGAACTTTCTGGGCGATGTGCTGATCGTGCAGAACATTGGGGCCTGCACGGGCGCCGGTTCTGTCAACGGCAAGTTACAGGCCGGAAGCGATGCGAACGGCACGGGCGCCGCGGATATCACGGGGGCTACCTTTACCTCAGTGGTGGCCACAGGGCCTAACTGCCAGATCTACGCCCTTGATCCGTCGCAGTGCCCCGCAGCGAAGACGTTCATCGGCTATGTCGGCACCATCGCAGGATTCAGCGCTGTTCTGATCGGCGTGAGTGCGCACGGACGCAAGCGCACGAACTGAGATGGCCTTCCAGGAGCCGGTAGGCGCTTTCTTCCCCGACTTTGGCGTTGCAGCCACGGTCGGGGATTTCAGCGATCTGGTGATTTTCAACTCTCCAGATATCGATGCGCTTTCCGGCAGGGTGACGAGCACGCATTACGAGATGACCTTCCGCACGGCATCGTTCCCCACGCTCGCCTATGGAGACCAGGTGCGGATAGACGGCTACCTCTACAACGTGCAGGCGGTGAACAAGATCGGAGACGGCGTGATGACTAACGCCATTCTGCAGCGTGTTCAATGAGCACGAGCACTTTACGCGAACGGATTCTGACTTCGATCGCGGCGCTGCTGAATCCGATACCGGACTGCGTGGTATACCGCTCGCGTGAAGCGGCGCTCGCACGAGCCGAAG